AATGTCAAATTTAAGTTCTTCAATGTTTTTAATAGGAACGTGAAGTACTCGAGAAGTGTCAATCCCAAAGCTTTCAAAATAACTTTGCGGGCTTCCAAATTCACTATCATAAAACATAAGAACAGCCTCCTTATACTTTTTAAGATATGCACTTGCCATAAGAAGCGCAAACGAAGTTTTGAAATGTTTCGAAGGACCTGCCAAAATGGTAAGTCCGCTTGTAAGTCCTCCGTCAATGCATCCACTCAACGCAACGTTGATCATTGGTACACTTGTTGTGGTAATATCTTTTTCGGCATAAAATTCACTTTCGCTAAGCACATCGGCTTCTTTAATGCGGCAATTCTTTTTTAGTTTTTCTAGTATTGTTGACATATGTGTTATTGTTGTTTGTTAAAAATGTATTGTCTGTTTTGAAAAATACCATTGCAATAGTATTCATCTTGTTTGCACAAGTCGGCTTTTATTTGAAGAATTTCCTCATTGCCCAAATCTTGTAATTCTGCTTCAATTAAAGTATTAATTTGTAATTCACGATCGCGTGTAATATATGTATGACAATCACTTGCAAAGTGTTGTACTTCCTGTGGAACATTAATATTACCATTGGTCACATCTTTGTGAAACGATAGCATAACATCAAACATAAAAGATTCCAAAAAATCACAATAGTATTCGTCCTTTTTTGCATGCACCATTTCTGACAATCGTTGTATAATCATTGTTCGGTTTCCAATTGTTCCTGTGTTTCTGCATTTTCCTTTTTAATGCGTTTTTCATCAAGAATATTTTGTTCATATTCTTCTCCAGGCGGTGTTACTTCTACAAGTAACTGTTTTTCATTTTGTTTATTCATATGTTTTGTTGATAATTTAATTATATATTATTTTTGCGAATATGTAAACAACATTATTCATCATAATCACTTCTGTATTCGTTCACTCCACACTCCTTACACTGGTCCCAAAGTAATCCAAATCCTTCATCTTGTATATCTGCGCTTTTCAAATAATGACAATAGCCATTTAACTGTTTTGGGAAATGTGGTATGACATCTAAAAATGGACAGACGCCGTTTTCATCATAACAATAGTTTCCCGAAGGAATTAATGTTTTGCATTGATCATTCGATAGATCGGCCGATACCAGTGCTGAAAGTGAGCCAATATCAGTAATGACATTTTGTGCACCAAGAGCGGTCAATGCCTCTGGCGTTTCATAAAGGTAATAGCTTTCCATATTATTTTCCTGCAACAATCATCAGTCCTAAATTGGACATTGCATAACTCATATACACAAGTGTCCATGCCCAATTGCCTTTGAATGCAAAGCTTATGCCTACAACAAAATACAACAAAAATGCTGCGCCAATTACATATGATTCAAAGTTCATCTGTGCTAAATATTTCATCAATGGACGAGTCTGCGTATGTTAGAAACTTTGGAATCATTTTCAAATACACGGCAAACTCGTCTATTGTAAGAGAATCAGGTAATGACAGCACCATTGAAGTCCCATCATCTGTTTCCACTGTTATTTTAATTTTTTCCTTCACGTCTTTTATTGTTGAAACAATGGTGGCATAACATTATATCGCTCCAAATATTGTTGAAAACTACCTAAAGGTGTTTCATTGTACACATAGTCAAATACAAAGTCTTCGTACTTATCTTCCAATTGTAAAGAAGCGACAAGATCATCGTACAACTTATTTTGAACAGCCGATAGATTTGTAATATATGTTTTGTATTCCTCAATCTTTTGTAGTGATTCCGTATTCATATTATGCGAATGAATTAGTGTTTATGGAGCATTTTTGAAGTGCATCAAATTCCTCTTCAACAATTTTTGTGTATTGATCATGTTCATCCTTACATTTTGTTTCAACCGAAACGCTTCGAATAAGATCATTTTCTGCTCGATGACGCATTGCGATTGCCGCGATTAGTGCTTTCCGTTGTTTTAGTGCTGGTGTATTTTTCATATTATTGTTTGTAAAAATTTGGATTAATCAATTCCTTGGCCGTCGCGAAAACCAATGACGTATGGAAACCTTGGAATTCCATCAGGAGTAAGATTGAAGTATTTGCATGTGGCATATTGCCCAACATATGATGGCGCATCAGCCAACAATTCTTTCAAAAACGTGTGGTTACCTTTAATGTTTGAACTGAATCTTTTGCCGTCAGGTCGTTCCAATGTGGCATAACCTGCCATTCCAGTTTTGTTGCCATTGCCTTCGCAAATTTCCACGATAAGATATTCATCATCTTGAAATTCCTTGCGCTTAAGCAGTGTGTTGCTACGTTTGAACTCGTAAAGATCATTAGTGCGGACCATTTGACCTTCATATCCATCTTCAAGAAGAATACCATACAGTGTATCAAGCTTTTGTTCATCATTTGCCACATATGTTACAACAGGAACAACTGGAGTCTTTGGAGTAAAATTATATTCTGCACAAATGCTGCCAATCTTCATGTTGCGATCAAGAAATTTCATCTTACTGTCCGCAATGTCATACCAATGATATTGGATTGTTGCAGCACTTTCCTCAAGATCAAATGCTGTTGGTTTGGTCTTTTTGATAAGACTGCTGATCTTATTAAAATCATCATGCAGTCCGTGGCAATACAATTCGCCGTCAAGAATCAAATCTGGATGTGCCGCAAACACCGGTTCCAATGCTTGCAAAATATGTGGAATGGTTACCCATGGTTTGCCGTTGCGACTCTTTGCGCCATGACGTGTAATAATTGCACGCATGCCGTCCAGCTTGGGTTGGCAATAGACTGGAAATGCAACTTTGTTTTTGCGATCTTCCCATTTTTTGGCAAGCATAGGCTCGATGAATGTAAACGTATCAATTTTTGATAGGTCCTCAAAACATCCACTGTCCACTTTCTTTTTCCAGCAAGCGGTCGCTTCAAACATCGCCTGAGCATCGCCGTTCCGTTCGTTGGCACGACCGACGTTTGTGGGAATTGATTCAAACCATTCCGTGGTTACAATTTTACCACCGTGTTGGCCGTGATGTGTACGAGTGCGTGAACCGTCAATTTCAATTGTCCATTGCTGAACCGCACCGGTGCTTGTTCGAGAATATAGTGTAGGAAGTTGAGTCATAATTTATTAGTGGTTAATTGTTGCCGATGATGAGTACTCGCGCTCAAATTTAAGAGCGCGTTCAATCTTTTCATTGATAAGCTTTTCAAGAACTTCGCGTTGATCGCGATCAACTAACCCTTCGGATATTAGATCGTAGGTAAGACCGTTAAGAGTCTGTTCAAGTGCACCGGCGAGATAGGGGTAACAGATGCGTGTATTGTTGTTGTCGGTCATACTATGATTGTATCGGAGTTCCTTACAGATTTTCTATTCTGGTTTTTAAACGTAATACAGACGGTTGGTGCGGTCACAAAATGCCATCCATTGCATGGCGAGATTCGCGTTCTCCGCGCCGCCGAGCGGGCAATTATTCATGCGATGCCATGCGGAACGCCCAAGGGCGCGATGAGAGTGTTTTCTGAAGTCGAGTTTCATGTTGTGGTGTTTCCTTACAGGAACATTCTACCATAAAAAGTGGCTTTTGTAAACAACTTTTTTCAATAAAATACATTATTTTTACGGAATTATACGTCTATACTAAAAAAAGAGGGGTTATAACCCCTCTTTCTTTTAGAATTTAACTTTTTTGTGATTATTAATATTGAACACCCGCGCCTCCGAAAGTACCTTTCGCCCCAGGTCTATCAACTTCTTTTTCTCGGCCGGGATAAAATTCTTTTAAGAAATCTATTATTTGTTCTTTTAAGTTAAGACCTACAGTATGACCTTTACCATCGCTTAGAGGATCTTGAGCAATTTGAATTAATGCGAGCACAAGGCCGTTTTCATGAGTCTCGCTTTGAATATCAGAAACACCTTTAAGACACCATTAAAGTGATCCCAAGAACTTGAATATTTCGCTTTAATAGGTCCGGAAAAACCTGTGACGTGATTAAGAAATCGCACCAATCTCTCGCGTCTTGTTCGTTCATTTGCGGACTCAACGAGAAATTTTTGAACTGTTTTTATTAGATTATCTTTCATATGTATTCTTATTTATACTTTTATTGTTTTTAATTATAAGCTTTTACACACACATTGAATCGCTCTTGCTGATTCAACTTCCATAGGTCGGTTTTTATACCACCCACCTGTATCAAAATCAATTTGTTTGCATAGTGCGGCAACTTCAGCAGGTGTAATAGGATACCCTTTTCTCATTGCATTACCTGCAATATTCAACATAATTTGATACATTTTGGAATACCAACCGCCATTGGTAATAGTTCTGTATTCATTAATCATATTTTTATTGACAAACGGACAATCTTGATAGCTGTTCCAGCGATAAGAAGTGTTGGTTAATCCTTCTTTTTTGTATTTTTGAATCTTTAATCTTATTTCGTCAGGAAGCTTATCCGAAAAAGAAGATGCCTTGATACTGTCAATGTAGGAATGTTTGCTCATTAAAGCATCTGGATCAAGAAATGATTTACCGGCGACATCATATATGAAATTATTACTATTTGGATATTGAGCTGGAACATAGTACATTCGAGACAAATCCTTAGTTTGAGGATCACCTAATGAATTAAATTCCTTGTTGCATGCATACCATAAATGACGAATTTTTGATGCCTCAACATGGCGCGTCATAGGAAGTATTACACGAAATTTTGTTTTTTCCGTTGTGCTGCTTGCACTTGAATAACATACATGAGTATATGGAGCAAAAATACTGGCGGCATTTTCAAAACTTCCTTCATAACTATCAATGTCCATTGCAACCCAACCGCCCCAGGAAGTCACATTATCATTTTTGCGTGTGGTATTTTGTACAAAGCAAGCGGGAGTTATTAAAGGACTACCATTTCTCTTTTCATGTTTTTTAGGTTTGTATCCTGGTTGCGCACTTAACTCATATAGTAAATTCTTAAAAGAATCCCAAGACTTAAAAGACATCTTACGATGTGTTTTATTGTCGTAGACGCTGGTAAAAATTGTAAGACAATAGTTCATATTTTAACAAAAGAAATCCTCAAGACTTGCCACAGGTTCTGGTTTCCAACCAATGGCATTTAAAATAAGCTGCAACGGTTCAACAAATGTTTTTTGAAATTGCAGTTCATAATCAATGTATGAGTGTAAACCAAACTCGACTGGCAGCCGATCAATAAATCCAATAACATTTTCATTTGTTGGATTTTGTTTTTTCAAATGTATGTATTTGATTTTATCACCGCCTTGAATAAGTTGATATTGCTGTTCCAAACCTTTTGTTACACACAAATGATTATGCATAAGAGCAGCACGAGAATTCATAGGAGTGCCTTTAATGTAAATTGAAGCACGATCAGTCCATTTTTTAAGGTTACTTACACCACGTGGCGAAGCAATTGCTTCCGGCGGCAAACTGCAAAAATATGTTTTAAATTGAGCCAATGCTTTTTGAGTACAACTTTCGTCTTGATTCATAATTACTTTGAATAGTTCCTTAAATGCTTGCCTGCAAACTTTAGGTGTTGAACTTTTAATAGCCTCAATGCCCATCATTTTAATTTTAGGTTCTGCATATTGAACGCCTTCATTGTTGTGCACATTTAAAATATAGCGTTTTTTAGCAATTGCAATTCCACGGTTTGAAATGCTTTCGCGTTTCATTACCATCTTATTGTCGTATGCATTGGTAAGTGTTGCAAATTTTGCAAACGATTTTTCCAACATAGGTTCAATTGACTTTTTGGCAAATTCATCAAGAAACATTACTGGGTTTTTAGGATTAAATTGATCAATAATATCCTTCACGCCAATGTAACAGCTGTCAGTGTCCATCATAATAACACGATCCTTGGGAACATCATCTTTTAAAAATTTGGACAAGTGGTTATTAAAGCTTTCCTCTGCCCATTTAATCACAAGCTGACCTGTAAGTGTAATGCCTTCGGCCACCGCAATGTCAAAATATCGGAAAAACCTGTTTCCAATGGCACCATACAAACTGTTCAGCAAAATTTTGATGGCCATTTGTTCCGTTTCAAGACGATCAACGGCGGACGCAACCGCAAAATATGCTTTGGGATTTTGTTGCTCGTGTATTGTTTCCAATTCCTTCTTTTTGTCAATCATCTGTTTTTTAAGAAGCACACGTTTGGAATATAGCTCCTCAACAATTTGTGGCATAAACCCTTGTTTATCTCTTCGGAAACATGCTCCATTGGCCGCCGTGGCCAAATTAGGTTCCGGGCTTATGTGTTTCTTTTCCTGAAGAATCCGATCAACGTCCAAACCGTGCACCGTCATATGACGCACCAATGTTTCTGGGCTCATATTGTATTGCATAATCAAAGAAGGATAAAGACTGTTAAGGTCAAAACTTAGTACCCATTCGTGCATTCCAACAGCTGGATCTTTCACATATCCACCAGGATATGCAACCGCCGCCTTGGGCACACTTGGCGGAACGGCAATATGTTGTTTGGCCAATTTTCGGAAAATAATTGTATCCCAAATGGCAACAGTTCCTAATGTTTCGCTGTAATTAACACCACCAAAATATGAAAGAGTAAAGACAAGATTTAGCAATCCAAGTTTGGCCTCCAACCGTTCAACAAGTTCTACGTCCTTAATGTTGTAATCCAAGAAATGTTGGAAATCATGTTCATACAATTTTGTAAGATTGTTGTGAGTGCCATAATCCAATTTATTTTCACCAAGAACAACTTCTGCAATATTGTCCAATTTGTAACTTTCTTGTTGGCCGTAAGTATTAAGCGTGAATTTTTTAAATAATTCCAAATAATCCAATTGTTGGACACCCAAAATTTCATAATAAATATTTGTTTGTCCTTGAAAAGTTTTGGATTTTTGTTCAACTTTGTTCCACGGTGATAGTTTGGACGCATCGGCATTTCCAAGCACACGAGAAATTCGGTTAATAAGATACGGAATATCAAAGTTAATAATATTCCAACCGGTAACAACATCAGGTGTATTGTTTGTGTCACCCCACCAATTTAGAAAATCGAGAAGCAATTCCGATTCATCAACAAATTGTCGATATTCCTTTTTAAGATGAGGCACACTGCTTGCACTGACATCATAATTTTTAAGACCCCAAGCAATGTATGTATCACTGCGACTGCTTTTAATTGTTATGGTAACAATAGGATGCACCGCTTGATCCGGTTCAGGAAATCCACCGTCGGCTCCATCAACGCCACTAGGACATTCCAAATCCAAATAACATATATCAATTAATCTTTTGTCATATGGTATTGCATCCGGAAATTCCGCTTGAATAAATGCTGGAATGTGTCGTTCATTGCCATAAATTTTATAGCCGTTAACATCTTCATAACTTTTGGAAAACTCGCGGCATTCACTCATGCTTTCAAAGCGCATAGGCTCTAATGGAATACCGTCCAAGCTTTTCCATTTGGCGTTTTTATCTTTACTTTCAAGATAAACCGTAGGCCGAAAGCGATATGTGTTATAAACTTTTTTCCCATCATCATCATACCCACGATAGAGTATGCTGTTCATTTTTCGATCAACACATGTATAAAATCCATTCAGCATAAGAATATTATAACAAAAATCCGCAAAGATGTAAACCAATCTTTGCGGATTTAATAATTTTTATTGATTATTTTTTATCGAATTTTGATAATGCGAGGTTTCTTTTCTTCTGGAATAACCTTTTCCAGCACAATACTTAGAATTCCATTTTGGAGAGAAGCTTCTTTTACAAAGACATATTCCGCCAAAGTAAAGCGCCGTGTAAATTTACGAGCGCTAATGCCTTTGTGACAATATTCTCTTTCATCCTTTTCTTGTTGTTCACCAATAATTACCAGTGAATTTTCTATTGCCTCAATGTTCAGTTCTTTTATACCAAAACCGGCAACGGCAAGTTCGATAACATATGAGTCATCGGATAGTTTAACCACATTATGAGGTGGATAAACATTTGTATTTTCTTTATGTATATGACTAAACTCTTGAAAGAGTTGATCAAACCCAATGCCAAATGGCGCGTATGTATTGTTTTTCATTTTTCGTTTCTCCTAATTAAGCGAGTTTTATATGTGTTATCAACAAACCCAATAACGGCATTTGTTGTTTGTTACCACCATGGCAACAAAACTTATTTATACAAATTTTCCCTAAAAGAAAATTATTTTTTATCTCTTACTTCGGCCGCAAGGTCTGCATCTGCCTTACCCCACGTTCCTGGGCTTTTGGTGGCAAATGAATTTACTCGTGCGTATCCCCACTGCTCTTGAGTTGCGCCAGGACGATGGCCGCTTTTCCATGCACCCATACCACGGCGCATTACAGCACGAAGAATACCAATAGAAATTCCAGTTGCTTCACTTTTCTTTTGCAGCGCCTTTTCAATTTTTTCATTGTCAATAGGTCCTCGAGCTGTTGATTTTTCATGTAAGGATACCGATTCGTCTATAGTACAAATATCTTGAGTGTTGTATTTTTGAGTTCCGCTGGAAGAACAACTTAATCTATCATACAAATATTTGTATTCTTTAGATTTATCACCTAAATATTCTTTAATGTAATTTAATGCTTTTTGTTGAAACGGTCTATCAAAATCCGAATGTTGCGCCAACAACCAATAATTTTTCCAATCTTCCCTAGTAAAGGTCTTAAAATCAAAATTAATTTTTACAAATTTTTTTAAATTTTCTTTTTCACCGAAAATATCGTCTGTTGATCTATTTTTTAATTTAGCATAAAGCGTTGACCCTTTTGTAAAATCACCTCCAGCTTTATTTTTTACAAAATTTGCATAGTCAGATCTTTCTTTTTGGTCTTGGTTAACCAAGGAAGATAATATTTCAGATTTTTCTGTAATCTCTTGTTCTTTTTCACCAAAAAGATCTTTATATTTTTGTGTAAATTTTGAAACTTTTGATGTTTTACGGCCTTTGGTATCACCGGGCATTTCTTTGTATGCGGCCGGATCATCAGAATCCATTGCCGCTTGTTTTGCCATTTGAGCTTTTTTCTTATCAATGGTACTAGGACTTAATCCGGTAAAATAAGCGTTTTCTGTTAACCAATCTTTAAAAGTTTGTAAACTCATATTTTTTTCTTAACATTACCAATACTGTATTTGCACAAGCAGGTCCAATCTTGTTTTGTTGCATGAGAAAGAATCTTAATTTGTTTAAGAGAAGTTACATCTTTAATATCCTCTCTGTTGCTTACGCGCAGCAAACCCCAATCGGAAAGCAATGTTACAATGGTATTGCGCCTGCAAAGATCTTCATATGTAAAAGTGCTTGGTTTGCCGTCAAGCAAAAACAGTTCTTTAAAATGAACTATAAAGTACCGCCCTTGCTTATGCAATATGTGGCAACTTTGATATAATGTATTATGATCTTTTTTTGAAGCAACACCAATGCGACCTAATGTTTCTTTAATTTTAAGAAAATCATCTGGTTCATTCAAATATATTTCCACCATATTTGATGGGCTCCAATCAATCATTGTATTAAGATCATTCATAACATTAGTGTTATTTATAATCTAAACGCCTTTACCGTCCACCAACCGTGCGAGATTTTCTCAAACATTCCAAAGCTTGAGCTGTAAATAACGGAAGTACATTGCGTGCTTTTTCGGCACTATAGTTATAATGAGCCATAAGCATGGCCACATCAGCACCATCATCTGCTTTTTTTGACCATTTACTAAACCGTTTGCGCGGGCGAATTAAATGTCGAAGAAAATCATATTGCATTTTAGGTGCACATGCATGTCGCGTGTTCATTTCATTGGCAAACAATACCGTATCTTGAAAATATGACAATCCTCGATTAATCATAAAAGGAACGTATTGTTTATCCACTGCATCAATGTCAGCCGAGGTGTCACTGTAATCCGCTCTTGAATTTTCCATCAAGTTTGCGCCTCTTGATCCTTCATTAATGGAATTAATAAAATCAAACGGAGAAAGCTTTTTAGGGCCTACGGTTTTTTCTTTTGTTTTTGCCGCGGCCATATTATCTTTTCCAAAGTACATTGCTCATCAATTCGGTCAAGCATGCAACCATGTTCAGTTCGCGATCAGCTACAAATGCTGCTTTATATGAATAATCAGCAAGAATCAGAACGGCAGATGGAATGGAAGCAGGTTCGGCAGTATCACTAAGCCCATCATAAATCTTACGAAAAATAACGCTGCTGTCAAGTGAACTGTTATTAACAACCCAACTGCGCATAGATTTGAAATCCTTATCGCGTAGGTATGTTGTAAGTTGAGCAATGTTTTGATCACTCATTCCTACAAGAATTTCCGTAGGAATGCTACCACTGGTAGAATATCTTTGGCATTCATTTAGCACTCGGCGCCAGTCTGGAGCATAACGAATAATCAATTCAGCAATTGTCTTTTCCTGGAACGATACACCTTCATTTTTAAGAATGGAAGACAACCGTTTCATAAACTCACCTGCCAATGATGCAAGTTGTTTTTTATTTGTGTTAAAATCAACAACACTGCAACGGCTGTGCAACGGTTCAATAATCCTATTTTTAAAATTACATGTAAGAATGAAACGACAATTGTTACTAAATTCCTCAATAAACCCGCGAAGTGCCGGTTGTGTAGATTGTGGATTTAAGTAATCCGCTTCGTCCAAAATAACAACTTTATAACCACCAGTCAGTGATACTGTACTGGCAAATTGTTTAATCTTATTGCGCAGCACATCAATACCGCTTTCTTCAGATCCGTTAATCAAAATGTAATCAAGGTCCAGCATATTACACAATGCCTTGGCTGCAGTTGTTTTTCCAAGACCTGCAGTTCCAGAAAACATAAGATTTGGAAGTTGACCGCCAGACACAAGTTCATTTAATGTCTTTTTAAGATCGGCCGGAAGGATGCATTCGTCAATCGTCTTTGGACGATAGCGTTCACACCACAAATATTCGTTGTTGTTTGTGTTCATAATATAGTATATAAAGGCGCACTTGTATGTATATGACAAGTGCGCCGGTTGTGTTAAATTGTTGTAATTCCTTTGTACAAATCTTTAATTACACTTGTTTCATTTTCAAATGATGCAGCGTTCTTTTTGTAATAAAGTTTTGCAACTTTTCGGATTAAGCTTTTTTCAACATCAAGTGCATCGCTTGTTGCATTAATAATTTCTTTAATTTGATCACGAGCTTCATCCATTTTTGAAAGCTCTTCACCAATTTCCTTAATCGCACCAAGCATGGCACGTTGTTCATTTACATCTTTCAGTTGGTTCATATTGTATTATTATGCGGTAAAATCAAGTTCAAGTTGGTCTTTGACACGTTCCTGTTCAGGTTGTTGTCTTGGCGCAACATGTGCTTTCAGTCTTTCAAATAGTGATCCAACAACCACCATTTCATCGGCTTCAAATGCACCGCGTTTTGTAACTGCGGTAATAATGTTGGCCATAAGAACAACGTCATTGACTGGCAATGAAATTGAATAATTTGTTTCTGTATTTTGGTTCATAAATTATAGATTAAATGCTGAGGTTTTTTCCAGCGCGATAAAGTATTGCACAGGTTGTGATGCGTTTTGCCAATGTGAAATAAGCTTGCTGCTTATTTGAACGGTATAGTCGCCAGGAACTACCTTAAGGTTACCAATCAAAAAGTGTAGATCAAACGATGCCTTTTGAGCATTGGCGTCATCAATAACAATGGAAAAGGTATTGGCGGATGAGTTTTTCGGATCACCAACACTTAATGTTACAATGCCATCTGCACCTGTAATTGATGCAATTGTATGTCCTAGTGCGCCAGCGGCCTTGCGAATTTGAGTGAGAATTTCCTCACTGATGGTAACAACAAGATCGGATGCTGGCATTTTAATTTTACTACCAGGAGTTGTAAGAATGCTCGGGTCTGCAAAACGATATGATGCTGTGCTGCGGCCGCTTTTAAAGCGCACGCTGTCTTCAGAAAAATCAAGTTCAGGATTATCCATAAGTCCAAACATGGAAATAAATTCATTAAGATCATAAATTCCAAACGTGCTGTCAAATGTGCTTACCTCCGAAATGGCCATAATGTTTTTTGCCTCAGAAATTGTTGAAATAGGTTCATTTGCTTTGATCAGCAAATTGGAATTAATGGATGCAAAGTTTTTTAGAATATCAAGTGTTTGCGATGTTAGTTTTGTCATAATTGTATTATATGTTATTTTGTTGGAAATGTAAAGGGATTTTTAACACAAAAAGGCGGGCGGACTGTTATGGTCCGCCCGCCGTTTGTTAATTATGCCGAAACGCGGTATGGAGTTCCAAGGCGATAACGGCGCACTTTGTCACCGGTACGAGTTTTGCGATCATTAAGATAGATTGCAAAACCTTCTCCGCGAAGCTTATTAATAACTCGGGAAGGATCGGCAATACCGCTTTCCTTTGCTTCAGCAACCGAAAATTCGTTTCCTTCAAGAAGGAAAGAATAGAGTGCATCTGCTTGAGTCATGTTTTTCGCGAATCGCGCCAGTCGTTGTGTTTGTTTCTTAGTCATATATGTTTTTTGTTTTTCTTTTTTTCGGCCTATTTCACATTTTTTGGTGTAGGACCATTCACCAAAATTTTTCAGAATGGAATCTCCTCGGGAACAACCTCAGGAATCGGCGGTGTCACAATTGCGCCTTCCTCATTTAATTGAATTGCGTTGCCGTCAATTTTTGTGTAAAGGTCCAGGAACGCTTCACGCGTTTCATTTTCAAATCGGCTGATGCACATGTTTATCGCCGTCAGGCGGTCATTAAAGACACTGTAAGCTTTTACAATGTGGCACAGGCGGCGAGTAGAAATAAGTTCATCGACACCTTCGGCTTCGTATGTTTTGCGAATAACCGAACTCCAGCCGACAAGCTTTTCGGCAAATTCATCATCCTTAATGTCAAGTGCATCAAGATGTTTTTTGACAATATTGTGCTCGGTTTTAAAGTTTGGATACGGTTGATCAATTGTAGCAACAAACCGTTCCATAAATGCATCATCAATAATACAAGCGGCGCTGTACCGACCGTCATCAGAACCGCGACCTTTGGTATTTGCCGTGGCGATAATATTGAATCCGGGTGCTGGCGTAACAACTTGGCCGATCTTTTTAATAAGAATAGGCTTACCTTCCAGGACACCTTGAAGGCACATAATTTTGTTGGACCCGCGGTCAATTTCATCAATAAGAAGAATGCATCCGCGCTCCATGGCTTTTACAACAGGTCCTTTGTGAAAGACCGTTTCGCCGTTGACCAAGCGGAATCCACCGATCAAATCATCTTCGTCGGTCTCTGGGCTGATTTGAACTCGAATGTACTCGCGCTTAAGTTTGGCGCACGCTTGTTCCACCATCATGGTTTTGCCGTTGCCAGAAAGGCCGCTAATATAGACGGGGAAAAACATTCGGCTTTGAATCACCTTTTTAATGCTGGCATGTTCACCCCATGCAACAAAGGTAGGATCGACCGGTGGGACGTAAACATCATCATTGGTAAAGGAGTTGATTTTTGCTGGAGCCGGAATGGACATAGCAAAGACAGCCGGAGGAGTGGCAACGGAAGATTCACAATTTTGTTGCTCAGGCGAGCATGGACCGCTCATGCGAATTTTGAAAAGGCTGCGCAAATCATATTTGCCGTAGCCGACTTTTAGCGCATCGGTCATAAAGGTTTCTTGAATTTCCTTGTATTTCATGCCGGCGGCGCGACCTGCTTCATTAATGGCGGTCGTTCCAAAATTCGGCTTTTCGCCGTAGGCGAACAATTGGTCCAAGGTGGATTTGGCGGATTCATTTAGTTTCATAATGTAGTGTGGGGTGTGTGGTTTGGAGAGTGTCGTTCCCGATGAAGTTATTCTACCATATTTTGCACGGTTTGTAAACAACTTTTTATCAAAAGATTCATTTTTATGCAATAATTTCAGCAAATTTGTTAAGAAACACACGAGATGTTCTTTTCTCGGAGGCGAATTTGGTAAAATCCTTGGCAAGTTTGGTTTGAACACTTGATTCGGTAAAGCTTTTGCCAGAGGATATGCTGTCCGATTCAAAAGAATTTTCTTCAGCAATGTTCAGATTTTTTTTATTTTCAAAAATGAAATATGCGTCATAGTTAAATGCTCCTTTGACAAGCAGGCATTTTTCCTTCTTATTTTTTTTGGTTTCAGTTTTAAACTTTTCGGATGCCGCAGCCCAGGAAAGCGATTCTTTATTGTTTGAATTGTAGATAAAGGAATCAATTCCATTGGTTTTCAAATCTCTTTGATTTTGAGCAACAAAGAATCCCAAAACGGTAGTACCGCAAGTGATTTTTAGATTTTCAATAAGATCGGAATATAGTTTTTTGAGAGAACCATTATTGTCGTAATAGCTTGAACTCTGAGTAAAGTTAATTTCACGACCGTGAACGTTAATCATATAGCTTGGAGTGTAAGTTACAGTATTGATTGATTTCTTACGGAATTGGCTATCCGAACTATTGTCATACAACATTAAGCGAGAACCGTCACCATCCGTAAGAAATACGGTATTCATTTTTTGAATTTTATGTTTGGCTTTAAAAGTTTTTACAATGTCATGAGCAACAATAATAGTTTCCATCAAAGGAGTGCTGGACATTTTTTCATAAAGTGTAGGCATATTAAAATTGCAACGAGCATTGGAATTAAAATTGAACACTTGTGCTTTAAGCTCACGAACAGACAATTCAAACTTATCTTTTTTCATATCACTGTTAAGCAATTGGAAAATATGAGTTGAATCATCAAGGCGGATATTCAATCCAAATGGAGTTGAAGAATTGCACGAGGATGTCCTTTCAGAATGATAAGCTGACAGATCATCAGGGCCGGTAAAACCATAAACCTCAAATGGAATTCCCACCGCCTTGCAAAAGTAAACAAGTTGTAGTGTTTGGTCAATAACATCTTCCAAAGTGTAGCGCATGGAACCGCTATAGTCGATGAAAAATACCATACCGTGAGATTTGGCATCAGCCAAAGAAGTGACGCTTTTGAAAATCTGATCTTCAAATTTGTATGAATGAAGCTTATTGACATTAATAGAACCAGATGCACTTTCGCGTGAACGGCTGTATTGAAAAGCGGATTTTCTCCGTTCAAACTCCTTAATAAGAACAGCAATATGTTTCTTGGTCGAAGTTTTAAATTGCGCATAATGCGCCGTAAATTCCGGATTGGTCAAACATGTGTTGTAAAAAGGACAAGTTTGACGCGCATGCATAACCTTGTCCACAGGAACAACAACATTCATTATTTGTTCTTTTTTCGGAGCATTAATTATAGAATAATCAATGTTCTTTTGAAGATCTTTCAAATTGGATTCAAATTCATTTTGCGTTAGCGATTCGAAAGGATCCGTGTCGTCCGAATAATTCGGTTTAAAGGAATCCTTTCCTTTGCTGGAGCCGGGTGTTGTTGATTGATCATCAATCTTCGAGCACTCTTTAGTGGAATCGGTAGATGAGTCATCAGAATCAGCATCCGATGCATTACCATCTTCATCACCATCACCTGCGGCATCACCTTCACTATCACCATCGGCTTCCGACTTTTGTTCTTTGGATGCATCAGAAGCATCGGAGTTTGTTTCCTCAGAACCATCTTGTTCTTCAGAATCTCCGCCGACCGATTGTTCACCTTCATCTTGTGATTCATCTTCATCTTCAGATTCATCTTCGCCTTGAGATTGATTTTCCTTATTCTTTTCTTTTTCGGCGCCGACAAATTCATAAATGTCTTTGCAAATTTCAAGAACTTCATCATATGATTCGGCGGCCAAACAACGATTGTAAAGCACTTCCTCTTCCGCACTCAAAGGAATATCCATCAAATTGCCAATCTTACCTTTAAGGTTTAGGCGATCAATAAATCCGAATTTTGTTAAATCCTTATTGTTAAGTTTGAAGAAGTCCTTTTCAATAAAGTGTTTGTAACCTTCACGAAAGGAATAAATAAGGCCGGGATAATTGTCGCGGACCATTCTTTCAATGCGGATATCCTCAACAACGTTGCCAATGGCAAATGGAGCACCTGGGATTTTTTCGTGAAAGCGTGAAATTGCATCAGATGGAGTATGAAGAGCATGACCAACTTCATGTCCTACAAGCAAATCGGATACAAACTTGCTGTCGGTGTTCCATGTTGGAAGTCCCAACGTTCTGTTTTTAACATCAAAGAATGCCGTATTGTAGTTTCCCACAATCACGTTGATGTTTTCCTTGGCCAAAAGCTTGGCAAGCATTGTTGGAGTATTTGTATTTGCAACCTTCACGTGCACATTCTACCATAAAGAAGCCGATTTGTAAACATCTTTTTTCAAAAAACCGAACTTTTTTACGTTTTTTAAGGTAATCCTTAGGATCTAAACGGTTTATGTTATGGATTTGATTGAAGTAAAGTTCTTTTTCTTCTCAAATTCAATCTTTCTTTCAAATTTCCCTTCCAGCAGGTCTTGCTTATGACTGATCACAAAAATTCTTGTTTCTTTATCAAGGTCTTGTAGGATCCGGAGTAAGTTTTCAATGCTTTCAATGTCCAGCGATGCATCAAATATTTCATCCAATATTAGAATGTTTGTGCTGCTGCTGTTTTTCATTTTGGCAATTTGTCGCCACGCAAACAATAAGCTCAGGTCAATCTTTTGCTTTTCTCCTTCACTAAAGGAACTGTATGAAAAGTCATCGCGGTGGCGCGAGCGGATTGTTTCACTGAAGTTTTCATCCAATTCAAAACTTACAAAGAAATCAAGCATTTGAAGATAGTTATTAATAAGCTTATTCATAACCGGAAGATATTGCCGGATTATTTTTGTCTTAATACCTGTATCTTTTAACAATTCGGCAATAACTTCATTGTATGTGCGTTCCTCAAGCTGATTGGATTTAAGATCGGATAATGTGTCACGTGTATTTTTTAAGCTTTCAAGTTCATCAATCACAGTTTGAAGTTCTTTTTGATCACCGCTTGAATTTTTCAGGTTAATAAGATCCGACACGCGTTTTTCAAACTTAAGCACCAGTGCTTGGTTGCTTTGAACTTCATTATTCAATTTTAGCAAACGTTGCAATTCCTCTTCGGCTTGCGCCAATGATTTTGAAGCATTGGCCATTGACTCGCGCAGTAGTACATAACCTTCTTGTAGCTTTTGCGATTTGTCACCGCATTCTTTTATCTTTCCATCACGTACATGTGAATCAATGGTTTGGCTACATGTTGGGCATGTATCATTTGTTGTGTAAAAATTTGATTCAATTTCAATTTTCTTAATATTGTCATTAATTTGCTTTTCATACAATTGCAAACTTGATTTTGTTTTGTTGTCTCGGTCGTGTTTGGTTTTTGTTTTACCATAGTTTTCACCGTAAACTGTTGCCAATGATGTATTGGTGTTTATAAGAACATCAATTTGGTTTTGAAGATCATTAATTTCTTCATCATATTTTGCGGCATTGCTGGCATTAAGCTCGCGTAGTTTATCCAAATGTTTGTGCTGTACAGCAATAAGATCTTTTGTATGAGCTATTTGATATTCGGTATCCTTAATTGTATCCTTGAGTTTTGATTGTGTTTCTTTTAGCACCACATTCATTTTACCAAAAATACCAATGTCCAACAATTCCTCAATAACCTCACGTCTTTGATGTGAGGGAAGCTGCATAAACGGAATAAAGTTTCCACTGCCAAGAACAACAACTTGGTGAAAACTTTTATGATTTAATTTGAGAATATTTGTTTCAAGTAACTTTTGGTAATCGCGGCTGTGTGATTCTTGATTAACCATAGAACCGTTGCACCATATTTCAAAACTATTAGGCTTCATTGCTCTAATAATTTTGTACTCGCTGGCGCCGACGGCAAATTCAATTTCAACTTTACAACCTTTACCGTTAATGCTATTAATAAGCTGAGGCTTTGTAATGTTGCGATGCGGTTTGCCAAATAGTACAAATGACAATGCATCCAGCATAAGACTTTTACCACTGCCGTTGTGACCGACAATTAGTGTTGATGATATTGAATTAAGATCAATTTCAATTTCGTTGTCGCCAACACTTAGGAAATTTTTATAGCGTATTTTTTTAAAGATTATCATGATTTATAGTGCGTCAAGTTGTTGCGCCTCGGCATACAATTCTTGTAATTTTGATTTTATTTTTTCTTTATCCAAATCAGTTTCAACAGAATCAACATAAGAATTTAATAATGTGCTTGTGTCGCTAATGCAAATGGAATCATCTTGGACATTCGCGCTTTGATATTCAGCAAATGATTCTACAATTTTAAGATCAAATGGATCACACGCATTAATCTTATCTATATATTTGTCAAACGCATACGGATCCTTTTTTGCCGCCACAACAACTTTTACAAATGAACCGGCAACATGTGATAGATCAAGCTGTTTAATTGCTTCAACCGCATTATCATAAATTGTATCGTCATACACAAGTTTTTTAAAAATACACAAACTGTTTCTTACTGCAATCAGTTGTCTTTTTGATGTGTCAAGAATGTGAAAATATTTTGGATCATTGCAATCGGCCCAGGTATGTTCGTATGCAACGCCAAGGTAATGAATATTTGAGTTGCTGCTTTTTGTATGATAATGGCCGCTAAGCACCATTTCATATCTATGAAACAATGATGCATCCATGCCGTGACTTGTTGACGGAGCACCTTTCATCATTTCAAATCCTTGTAATTCCAAATGTGCTCCAATAATAGGTGCGTTTGCAGTTTCAACAAATGCCATACTTTCGGCATAATTTTCCGCGGTGATCCATGGCAGCAATGCCATACTCATACCGTCATAATCTACAACGGTAGGCGCCATGTGAACATTTACACAATCATTGTAATGGCTTAATATTTCAACAAGACTGCACAAGTCGTTTGTATTTTTAAATGCACAATCATGATTGCCTGGAATAATATCCATTGTCATACCATATTCTCTTAACTTTTCAAGAAACATGGAGCGATTGCGTGACAACGTTTTGGTGTACAGCACCTTTCTGTTGTCAAAATAATCACCAAGGTGCACAATTCTTTTTATGTCGTGCTTTAAGCAATACGGGAAAAATACTTCACTGTAAAACCTTTCGGCATAATTTAAAAAAATGTCACTGCTGTTTTTAATACCAGCATGTGTGTCGCACAATATTGCAATTTTCATATTAAAATTCTAAAAACTTATCAAGCAGTCCTTCACGTGAAGAATTATGTTTTCTTTTATCAACCTTTTTAAGTTTTTCCGATGCTGCTTTTGCTGCTTTTTCCTCATTGTCATAATTATAAAATGCATCATTCTTTTGCCGCATTTTTTCAATCATGCTTTCATTACCGTTGGCTGAATTTTCATCAAATTCTGCAAAATTACCAATGCTGCCATGTTCGATCAATGCTTGTTTAATGCTCATTTGTTTCTTTTCCTTGGCAATTCTACGCAAAAAGGCAAAGTAACTTATTTGTGTAAAGTATGAAAAGGCATTGGCCGCACCTGTTCTTGTAGGTGCATCAAATTTGAAATTGTTTGCGGCTTTAATACAATTTTCAACGGCGTCCATAACCATGTCATCTCGATATGTGTATTTGACAAAGTTGGGACTTTTTGATAGACCGTAACAAATTTTCAAAAAGCATTCACCGATGTAGTCGGTAAGTGGTCTTGGTTCTTTTCCTTCAGCCAAGTCCTGCTGCACTCCTGTTACATGTTCATATAATGCTTGAGAAAATTCTTTGTTGTTCACATAATCTTCGCCGCGTGATCTTCGTTTTTTTATTGGATATTCGTCGTCCATAGATGTAATACTATACGGTCTACAAAGAATGTAAACACTTTTTTTTCAAAAAATAAATATATATATTTCTAAACTTTATGGTTTACATCAAAAACTATTATGATATAATAATATTAAGGTAACCGCAAATGCTGTTATGATAACATCTGGTCTTTAAAATCCTTCCAAAAATCCTGTTTAGCAAGTTCTGGTAAATTTGATTGATCAATTCCAATTTGTTTGGATGAATGATTGGATAGTAATGAAGTAAGATTATTGTATACCAATTGATTAAAATATATTGTTTTAAGTTCTTCACTTGCTGCTGTTTCAGATTCGATTGCATGCATGTGTAATACAAATGATGTATCATCGGCATACGGAATTGCCGGAAGCAATGTTGTGTTGTATACGCCATCAGATGAAACCAATGTTTTACATTCTAATACACATTGGAGAAATATTGCTTCGTCATCAACATCTTCCAATATTCCAATCAATTGTTTTCCGCTGACGGTGTTGAATATTCTTACATCCAAACTTTCCAAAAAGCTTTGTTCTTCTTCATTCATAATGGCATGGGAATTTCATAAACTTTGTACTCGAAACTTTCCTTTTCATAAATTTTAATGCGTTCAATTGCATGTGTCATTGTATAATTCTTTTTCTTTTTCCAACTGAAATTATCCGATATGTCATACACCACAGTTCCAACACCGTTGTCGGATTTTCTTAAACCTCGCCCAATACTTTGAAGTACTCGAATTTGGCTTTTGGTCGGTGCGGCAAAAATAATGGAATGTAAATTTTTTATATTTATCCCTGTAGAAAATGTGGCCGAAGAAGCTACAATAATTGCATTCTTTTCATTTTCCACAATACCTCGAATGTTTTCTCTATCCATCGCATTAACTTCTCCGCTGACATAAAACGCTTTGCGATCTTGTTCTTCAGAAGTATTGATCAATGCCTGTATTTGTTTGTAAAGAGGTTTGCCATGCTTGGATACAAGGTTAAACAATACAAGCGTGTTACCTTTTTGATCACATGCCAATTTGGAAATAAAAGAATTGCGTCCAGGGTGTGATACAATGGCATCAATTTCATGTTGATAATCCATTTTGGATACCAATTTTTTAAGCTCGTCATCATGATTAAGAACAAGGCATTTGATTTTTAAAGATGCAAGTGTATCGTTATCCATTAATTGTTTTGTAGTAATTACACGATGAACAGGACCAAAATTACCAATAAGCACAAGTTCGTTACAAACGCTGCCGTCAATTGTTCCTGTTGTACCAATACGATATTGTGCATTGACAACATTGGCCATAATACTATTAAGACTTTTGGCTTTAAATAAATGCGCTTCATCTCCAATAACCATGCCGTATTGTAAAAACCACGATTTTGGTAGAGTAATAGCACTTTGCCAAGTTGTAACTACAACTCTGCTTGAAAACGCATTTTTTTCCTTACCGCTATAAATTTTATGTACATCAACGGCGGCATCAAATCCATCATCTCGCTTGCTGTAATCATCAAAATCTTTGCTCATTTGCTCCACCAAACTTGTTGTTGGAACTACAATTAAAACCTTTTCGTCATGATGATCCAAAAACCAGCGGATCATCATGTAAATAATGAGAGATTTGCCACTCCCAGTTGGACTGATTACCAAGCTGCGCCCTTCGCTTAGCGCGTGAGCAAAAGCCGAAACTTGGTAATCACGCGCAACAATATTGTCACCATTACCTCCAGTTAAGTTTAAAGTTTTTGAATATTCAATTAAATGTTGTTTATCCGTAGGAACGCGTTGAGATATATCAACGTCAATTTCCACTGTATATTTTCTACTGTTGGCAAACTTAATTAACTCCAACAACAGCCCGTATGGTAATGTATGATTGCGTAAATCGAGCAGTCGGCATTTGCCGTCCCAAATCTTATTGCGGTACGCCGGCATAAACTTATAACCGTCAACCATAAAAGTAAAGTGTTCACATGCTTCCATAAGAATACCATGATCATCGCTGCCTATTTTAAGCACCGATTCATTTACTTTTTTTACCGAAATATTTGCCATAACTATGATCCGCTGGTAAACCTTCTAAAATCCAAGATATTTTTAATCGTAGAATGGCGCCATTTAATATTGTCCAATATATCTTTTAGTGTGTCAACAATTGTTTGCTGATAATCCATAGTTAAGCGCAATTTTGAAATGTCAGGATCTGTTTCATAAAACATATCCATATCACTTTTTAATGGTTTGGCCATTCCTGCAAAAGGATCATAGTTCCATCCACGAGAATCCATATCTGCTTTTGGCATTTTACCGTTGTAATATAACCACTTGTCTTTTTTCAAAATGGCCATTTCCAATTCTTTCTTTTTGCCTCGCAATTTGGCAATGCTGTACAATTCGAGATATTTGGAATGCAAACTTGCGCACGCAATGCTTGTGACGTCAAGATGCACTTCGTCTATTTTGCTGTCCTGTTTCCATAATGTTAGTATTTCATCAAGTGTCATAATGTATATTGTTATAGTTTATATATCAATAAATTCGAATCGGTCATAGCGGAACGTCACGTCAACATATGCATAGTCAGTGGCGGTGTTTTGAACATTAAATTCAATACCACTGCATGATGTCGGAAATGCATTTGTAAATTTTACTTGGCGAGAAACATTATTATGCCCTGTCATAAAATGCAATATAAGTTCTTGTGTTTTTAACTTAAACTCATTGGTATTATGCAACATCCAATTGTACATTTCATTGTATGATTGCAATTCTTCATCAACGGCAATACGGATTGTAAGCGGTTCATATTGAAGTACATCATCTGGAACAAATCCTTGTCTGTTGCGGAATGATGTGTTTGCTTCGCCTAGTGATATGCTTGGAAAAGAAGCACTTACGGCAAAAAATTCAGAAAGCTTAAATTCATTTGTACCACCGATGGTAAGTTTAAATCCGGTAAGTGCTAATAAGTTGTATTGCATATGGAATATTTATACTAAAAAAGCGGTTGGCCTTTCGACCAACCGCTTTTATGTTAAGGATTATCCTTTAAGGATTAAGCAAATGCTTGGTCAGTAGGAACATAAGAACCACCACCAAGGTTGGTTACAGTAAATCTACGGAAGTATGGGTTTCCACCATCGGAACCAACTGGATCACCGGTAGCACCGTTACCGCCTACACCAGCAGCAAATGGGTTGGCAACAAGACCGTAACGTGTTTTGAAACCAATTTTTGGTTGGAACGTGTTAGGATCAACGGCGCGAACCATTGTCAAAGGAACGTATGGGCAATAGAATACACCTGCATCGTATGCGTTTGAACCGCGATAACCGACAGTGATATAATCAGTTCCAGCAAACGGATCAACAAATACTTTTAAGCGACCGTTGATGATACCTGCAAAAACATTGCCTGTGTCGTCAACATTAAGGTTTGTGGCAAGAGCAGGAGCGTAATCAAGAACACCCGCAGCCGCAAGAGCACTTGCAACGTTGGATGAGCAGATTACGATGTTACCTTTACCACGACGTGTTGCTTTTGCAACGGCGTTCGCTTCGATTTCGATTTGATAGATAAGTGACTTGAACTTTTCAACAGCCCAGCGACCATCGGCATCTTCGTGAATATCGAAACCACCTGTTGGATTACCAATTGAGAGGGCTGCATTACCACCACCTGAAAGAGAAGCACTGCCGGCAAATGTTGTGTTACGAATACCACCGACAACAGCTTTATCATTAACAAGGTTAAGCACTTCACGGTTGATTTCCGCAAGGATTTCAACAGAGAGAATGTTTGCAAGTTCTGCTTCAGCATCAAGGCCGTGAACGGACTTAAGGTCTTGAGCAAGTTCCATTGTGTATTCAGCTTTAAGAGCACGTGTCTTAGCAGTAACAGTTGTTTTATCAACTGTGAAACCCATTTGGCCAAAACCTGTGGAATTGGTACGACCCGCTTGAAGAGCACCGGAAGCGGTTGCCTCTGAATTACCGTCAAGAGCTTCACCTTCTGCAGTTGTAACTGGACCAGCAAAACGTGTATCAGGTGCATTGAATAATGCTTCAACATCACCTGTACGGTTGTTAGGTGTTGTTTGATATTGACTGCGCATTGCGAAGATCAAACCGGTAGGCATTGTCATTGGTTGAACACCAGCAATATCGTAAGC